GGAGTCAAAGTCCCGTGCCTTACCATTTGGCGATAGCCCAATAAATACCAGAGGCTGCATTAAGCAGCCATCTGGATTTTTTTGAGTGCATTGTGGTATTTGGTGCTTCCGCTTGGATTGAAAGTATTGATTGTGTCCTTGTCCAATCCCTTAACAATGCTAATCTTCATTGCCATTTCTAAGTTCATGCCCTTAGCTTCAAGCTTGGTAATCATTGTCATACATCTGTAAGAGAATGTGGCTCTGATTCCTTTGCTCTCAGCTTCCTTACGCATCTGATGGATGAACTCAACCAGCTCTGTATTGTTATGAGTGATTGCCATTTCAATTTTCAAACAGTAATCAAACTCAATGATTGCGAATCTATCAAGTGTTGCCTGGTCCAGAACCATACGGCCTGTGTACATGTCATCTGCACCGTTTCCTACGGTATTACCAGCAGCTACGAAGTGCACATGGTTAAAATCAACTCGACCGTTAGGGAACTCAAAGTAACCATTAGCAATTGCTGCATTAAGAAGAACCAGAACCTCAGGGATTGAAGCATCCATTTCATCCAGGAAGAAGATGCATTCATTTTCATCTGTGCAAGCCTTGTAGAACTCTGTTTCGTGGAACTTTCCACCTGCATCAATGAATCCTGTGAGTTTGTATTCCTGCTGAACTGAATTACTGAAGTAGAAGTTCCAACCAAGTTCCTTTGCAATCTGCTCAACTGTGTGATTCTTACCAGAACCAGCAGGACCAGCAAGGTAAACCGGAATGTTGCATTCCAAACAGCACTTGATTTCATCGTATCTGTCATGATGAACTTCACCTTTGACCTCAGGAATCTGAGCTTTGACCTCAGGAATCTGAGCTTTAGGAATCTCAATGCCTTTGTTCTCGATTTCGTTCTTAATTTTGGTTGATGTGGTACCTACCTGCTTGACAGTGGACAGTTTCTTAATGCCTTTGGTTTCGTATTCACGCTCAACCTTTTCTACCTGATAGTTTGCATTGAAGTAAATTCTGCAACCATCAATTACTGTCGTGTTTTTGTATGCTTTACGCACATAAGTGTACTCTTTGCTTGAACCTTCAAACTTAAGTGTAACAACTACACAACCATGCTTCATTGCCTTTTCAATCTTGATAACTTCGAAATTTACTTTTGTCATCATAATGTTTTTCTCCTTTTCAACTGAAAACTTTGTGATTTGTTCGTAGGCTTTATGTACCTTATGATATTATAATACCACATAAATAGGAGTTTGTACACACTTTTTGCAAAAGTTTTTCAAAAATTGTATAAAAACACTTCGTATTCAGTGCCGTTTGAAAATGGCTTGCTTTCATAGTATTTCATGTTTTCTTCCTCCTGATCTCTTCCTGCATATCCTGTATCCTGAGGCATCCATGGCAAAGGCCATAAAAACAGCATCTGTAGCAGGCGTGCTTCATTCTTTCACAATAATCCACCAGCGTATCTACCGCATCATTGACGCGATTTATCATTTCTTCGCTCGGATAATACATACTCTTAATTTCGATCATATTCTGTTATTCCTCTGGCACATCGGCGGGATCTTAACCCCTGCCTGTTTTTCTTCTGCTGACTTCTGATCGGACAGATCCATGATCTTCTCAATCAGCCTCAGCTTCTCACCGTCTCCAATTCCCTTCTCGTCCATGATGATCTTTACAACGTCTAACAGCATCTTTTTTTCCTCCTCCTCGTCTCCAGCGATAATGTTTCCACTCTCATTTGAAACACTCATCAAAATAGTCCTCTTCGAGATCAAGCATCTTGCAGATCTCACTGAGCACTCTCGGTTTCTGGTTCTGCCTCAGCCAATTTAATACTGTCTTGCGGTTGTAACCGGTTTCCTCAACAAACTCGTCAAGAGTAATTCCGGTCAGTTCCAGAGTCTCCATGAGCTTTTCTTTAAATGTCATATGTGGTTTTCCTTTTCTCCCCGTCTTGCCGATAGGTCAGCCAATTGTGTTATGATTCTAGTTCTGCGATGTGCCCTCCCAATCAGTTTAGATATTCTCAAGGTCGTCGATTGTTTTGATTGTGTTTACGTCCTTCTTAATGAAGTTAGGCAGCAGATACTCACCTTTGAAAATGTTACGCATCTCACTTGATGTAGCAGGAGTTCCATAACCACGCACAAAACTCTTCGTTACATGTGGATAAACCTCAATGAATCTGAAGAACAAACGACGAAGCATTGACGGATGAACCAATGGGAATGCCAGTTTTGAAACATTCAGCTTTTCGTTTGCCGATTTGATTCTCACTTTCACAACGAACTGTTTTGAAGGATGACCAGCAGTTGTACCAAGCACGATGTTCAGATTGCATCTGTAACCTTGAGCCTCAAGCTTCTTGACAATCTGCATTGCCTTAATGCTCTCTTCGATTATCTGGTCTGCACTTACACCACCATTGTAGTCGATTGATTTATTCAGGGTAATGACTTTCTGCTTTACAGGTATCATTTTCTTTGTGACCATGTTATTTGGTACACCTTGCAGATACAAGGGAACGATTGCTTGATAACCTGCAACACCAAGAACGTTTTTAGGCTTCATCATCGGCTCTGTTTTGCTCTCAATTACCTTGAGCTTCTGAACTAACTTGGTTGCCATATCTGACCAGCCATTCTTAAACAACTCAACTGCTTCACTAAAATCTCTCGTTTTTGTGAAGTAGTAGTTACCATCAACACTAGAATGCTTAGCCCAACAGAATGCATCGTTAAATGGTGTGTGAATCAGATACTCGTAAAATTCATGTAAGCTATCATACTCAACAACTTCAGTTTTGTCTGTGATTTGATTTGCTCTCATCTTTGTTTCCTCCTCTAAGGATTTGTGTGTTATACCTTAACCACTATAATTATTATACCACAAGGATTTTGATTTGTACATATCCTGTGTAAAAATATTTTAGTTAGTTTATTTTAAAAGAAAGAAATATATAAAGAAATATATAAAGAAAGAAATAGCTACCTACGACGTTTGTCTTTACGAGATCTGTGCATACATGCTAGCATCTCAAAGTCACTTGGATATAATATGCTATTGTAAGTACATCTAGCTTTAGCCTTTTCCTCTTCCCATTTAGCTTTCTCTGCTTTGTACTGCTCACACTTAGCATGACATCCTGGGTACCTTGTTGGAGGCACACAATCTTTACAGCACTTAATTGACATGCTACTTTTCCTCCTTAAGTTTGTCTTGGTCTCCTACAAAACCAAACATAGCTATTCCTGCACTATCTGCAGCATCGTTGTTGTACATATATTTCTTTCCCTGGCGTATGAATGTGCCTTTGGTCTTTCTGCCCTCTATTGGGATTAAGATGCTATCCTCCCATCCCTGCTTTAGTAGCCATTTAACTGTAGGCCACTTCTCTTCTGGAACTCCAAACTTATTTGGCATTGGTTTACTGGTCCCTATTACTTGAGCTTTCCAGCACCTTGTATCTACACTATAGACTGGGACACAATACTCATGACATTTGTCTACTATGACACTGTTTAGGGCACCAATAGACTTTATGTAATCGATATTGAGAAAGCCTTGAGAACGAAGTCTGATACGCTCAATGATACAAACAACTTCTCTGGCTTTTGGACAAACTGCCTTAAGGAGACCATCAAGCGTATTACTCAATGCCCTCCTCTTATCACTATTCGTTTTGTAGCTATCTAGCTGAAGACTTCGTACTTTTACAAGCTTCCTATCTGCTGCAATACTAATACCAGCGTTCTTATATGATTGGTCTATGCCTATGATGACCTTCTGATATTTATAAGGTCTACCCACGCCAATCCCTCCTTGATTTTAATGATATACTCCAGGGATTCCAGAATGGTCCAGAATGAATTTTAATTATAAAGATATATATTTATATACCTTTTATATTTGAATCAATCTGGTGACATTCTGGGACCTTCTGGTGACCTCTTAAAGCCTGACCTTTCCTTTTCCTATATTCCAACAAGCTTCACGCATAAAACATTCTTTACAGCGTTTGCATGTAGGACTGTTTGCATCCTTTGGCCTACCAACCATCTTATGCTCTTCAAACACACGGTCATAATGGAACATAATAGATTCTGCTCTACCAGCAAAAGGCTCAATCTTAGTTGGGTCATAGTCATATACCTCAATCTTAAAGTCCTGAGTGTTCTTATCCTCAGAAAGCACAAAGCCTTTAGTATAGTCTTTACCATTCCACTTGCCAGATTCCTTTGCCTTCTTAATACACAGATGCATGTACCACTGGCATTGCTTCCAGGCTGAAGGATGATGCGTCATCTTCTGAAACTGATATGTATTGACTGACTTAATCTCACCAATCATTCTTCCTTCAAAGAACTCAGGAATCAAGCAATCAATATCAGGTGTGTAGCTAAGCATATAATCATCACAATATCTTGTGTAGTCCATATCTTTTGCTTTACCATAACCAGCTCTAATAAAAAGTCTTTGCCACTTCTCATGAATTGCATTACCTTGCTCAAAGATACGCATAAGACCAACAGGAGTTTGCTGACCTTGTAGCTGCTTGTAAATCAGACTGAGAACTTGAGCTCTTAAGCAAAAGTCCTTTTCGCCAACCAACATTGCTGATGCATGAAGACCAACACGTTCCTGAGATTCAAGGCCTCTTGTCATAACCTGCTTTACGAATTTGGTTTCCTCCTCAATGTTCTTGTCAAGGTAGAACATAGCATTGAAGATTTTCTCAAGTACAGCAGCGTCAGTACTCTGAATCTTTGTTTTGTTTCCTTGAGCTTCTCTCTTTATGTTATCAATAAGACCCATTGTCATCTCACCTCCTTTGGTATGTTTACAAACATACATCTCCACTCCTATTTACTACACGAACAATACCTGCATTCTTAAGCATTCGTGAGCAAATACCACAAGGAACTGGATTCTTATCCTCATGGAAGTCAATAATTTCTTCGTCCCATAAATCGGACTTTGCTTTATCCAATCCGTATTCTTCACATGCCAAATAAACCGTAGCACCAATCAATCGTTCTCGACTTGTAGCAATCAGTGCATTCTGTTCTGCATGAACACTATCACAACTTTCGTATCCTGAATACCTCTCAGCATTTGCTCTTTTGCATGTGCCTCTGTCACAACAGTTTTCTTCGCCTCTTGGACTACCATTGTAACCAGTAGCAATGATAATGTCATCCTTAACAATAACACAACCATAATGGCGTTTGAGACATGTGCTTCGTTTGGAAACTGCAAGGGCTATGCCAAGATAATACTCGTCCTTTGTTATTCTTGCCATAAGTTCCCCCTTTTAATTTCCTTTGCCTTTGTGAGATACCAATCAGCTTTCTTCATATCCTCTTCAAAGTTTCCTTTGTATGGGGCTCTGTTCTTATACTTCCAAGCATTGCAAATACAGAAGTGGTAAACAGCTTCAGGACCAAAAGCAATCATCATTTCATCAATCGACTCAAACTTATTCTGAGTATAATGTGAAGGATGATTGACAGGGTCACGATTCTGATTTTTTGTCATATTAGTCGTCCTCCTCTTCTAAGAACTCTTTCGGAATGCGCTTACCAAACTGCTGAGCTCTTTGTGCCATGATTTCTTTTCTGATTGACTTAACATCATCAAAACTTACAAAGCCTCTATCAAAGAATAATGGTATTTCGCATTCACCCATCGGGTTACTTACCTTTGACTTGACCACCTTACACTTCATAATCAAGCCAATCTTCTCTGTTGTAGCTGAATTGCATGGATTCTTATTCGGAATCTCAATCCAGGCTTTTCTTGCTACCTGAATACGTAATGAACATGCATGCTTAAGCTTACGTCCTCCAGGCGTATCTGTCTTTTCACCAAACAGCATTGCATTCATCTTATCTCTTACCTGATTGATGAAGATTAGTGTTGTTCCTGTCACCTCAATGATTTCCTCAATTGTAGGTAAGTACTTATTCATCAGCCTTGCTGTACCACCAATTCGCTGTTCTTCAATCGAATCCTTTTCAGCAGACTTAAGAACCTTTTCAGCATCTTCCTTTGGTACCATACTTGGCACACTATCAATACCAATAAGAGGGATTCCTGCTTTTGCAAACTGAATTGTTTTATTGAATGCATCTTCACCATACTTAGCGCGATAAATCAGCATTTGCTTCGGTCTATTACCAAATACTTTTGCACGTTCTGCATCGAATGTGCCTTCAATTGGGATGTCCAAACACAATTGATGAAGTCCACATAAATGATAAAGTAATGTAGTTTTACCCGAGCCTTCTGGACCAAATATTTCTATAACACGACCCTCAGGCATTCCACCACCAATGATTGCATCAAGGTCCTCAATACCAGTTGACCAACGATTGATTTTGAGGTTAGCGTGTTTTGAACCGATTGAATATATAGCACCTTCGCCTTCCTTTTTGTTAATATCATTGCAAAGCTTAATAATAGCTTCCTTATTGCATTTAGACACTTAATTTACCTCCAATTACTTGGATAGGCGGCCAACCTGTGACCGCCCTCCATTTTCATTTATTTAACCGGCAGGTATTTCCACGCCGTATATACACATTTCTCTGAGCAATCCCATGTATCATAGATTATACCATCAATGCAGCATGTCCAATGCCCTGCCATATTAAGAATGTATCGTCCCCTTGGATATGCTTCACAGAATCGTTTACCATTCATTCGAGGTTCACCTTTAATAGCTGGAAAACTAAGCTTATAATAACTATGTTTTGCAACATATGTTTTCAGATTCTTATCATCATTGAAAGACTTACAACCAGTTTCTTTCTTCAAACGATTAAGTTCTCTTTGAACCTCCATATAATCTCGATTTTCAACTGCAGCAATTGCTCTCTTTGCGCAATCACCAACCAGCTTGCCTTGAGGGTGTAAATTCAAAAATTCGTACATTTTTCGTTCCTCCAAACACTCATAAAATTTAGGATGTATTATTTATCCTCTGATTATATTATACCATATTGACCAAAGGTTGTACACCCCAAATTTTAACTTTATCGTTGATTTGATTTTGCATACAACGTACTGTTGTATTTAGTCACACGATTGATGTAAATCCGCTTGTTGAACTCCAAAGCTCCTTGCTCTTTCAGAATCTGAATAACTCTTGATGTGACAGTCCTTGATTTACATCTATCGTAGAAGTCATCAAAGCTTGTAAACACACCATGAGCTTTTCGTTCCTCTTCAATTGCTGTGGCTGCCTTTTCACCAATTCCTTTGATTGAGCTTAATCCTTCCTGAATTACCACCTCACCTTCAACCTTTCGAAGTGTGTAATCAGCTGAGTAATTGACATGTGGCAAGAACAGCACTGCATTATCACGAACAGCATTCTCTTTGAACTTAGCTATCTTAGCTTCATCACCACTGTACTTCATCTTCACATACCAGAACTCTGTAGGGTAGTAGATTTTGTAGTACATTTCCTCGACTGAGATTAAGCTATATCCTGTAGCATGTCCTTTGTTGAATGCGTAGTTGAAAAACTTATCGAAGATTTCAAATGCCTGTTCCTTGGTCATACCGTGCTTCTTTGCACCAGCCTCAAACTTCTTTACAAAGTTGTCGTAGTTCTCTTCAAAGTTTCTGATTGCCTTTTCAGTACCACCACGTTGCATCTTTATAATCTTATCGGCTTCAGGCCATTCCAATCCACCAATGTTAACTGCAATAGCTTGTACCTGTTCCTGATATATCACACAACCATAAGTTTTCTCAAGATATTTTGAGTATGGCAAACTCGTATCGATATGAGCTTGGTCAACCTTATTGGCTGCATATACCTCAGGCATCTTTAAGCTTAGCGGCCCAGGTCTGTTCATAGCTGATGCAGCAATCACATCTTCAAAGCAATCACATTGCATTACTCTCAGCATTTCCTGAACTGATTTCTTTTCAAACTGGAATACACCATCACAATTGCCTTCACCAAAAGCTTTCATGATTTGTGGGTCATTTACCCAGTTCTCATCGAACTCATCATGACCAGTAAGCTGTCTAAGCTCACCAATACTTGACATTGTAGTCAGACCAAGAATGTCAAACTTAATAACTTTAATCTTTTCCATATCATTCAAGTCATAATTCGTAAAATGCTTACCCGTCTTTGAATCGATACGAACAGCTGTATAGTCCAGAATGTTTCCACCAGTAATAGCAACACCAGCAGCGTGTGTACCAATAAAACGTATCTTATTGTACAACTTACAGAAGTGCTTGATGATGTTATCGTATTGCGCGTTCCACATTTTAGCCTCTGCAGAATTAGCGATAGCTTCAAGGTCAAGTAAACCTTCAGTGATGTATCCATTGATGAAAGTTTTGATTTGCTTAATCTCTTCTTTATTTCCCTCTAAACCACAAACCTTTGCAAGGTCATTTATGAGATTGTCAACACGATACAAACCATAAGAACAAATCTGAGCTGCATTATTTGGATACCTGTCAAGCAAATGCTGAATTACTTCTGCTCGACGTGATGTCTCAAAGTCAAGGTCAATATCAGGCATCTTCTTTTTATCAATTCGTAAGAATCGGCTAAAGTCAAGGTCAAACAAAATTGGGTCAACGTCTGTAATGTGCAATGCGTAGTTAACCAAGCAGTTGCAACCAGAACCACGACCAGGACCAACTTGAATTCCTTGCTCTTTTGCCCATGTTGCATACTCTGCAACCATTAAGAAGTAATCTTCAAAACCATGATACTTGATAACCTCAAGCTCTTCCTTAATTCGTGCTGCATACTTCTTATTCCACTTACCTCGTTTCTTAAGACCATCTCTAATCTTTTCTTTCAGTAAGTCGAATGAATCTCTTTCAGGGTCAAACTTAGGAAGCTTAAGCTCAAGCTCATCAAGAATATCACCATCAACTTTGTCCTCGATTTCCTGTAGGTTCCTAACCATTTCTTTTGCCAGGGCTTTTGCTTTGGCATCACCAAAGTCACTTCTGTGCATTTTATAGAATCGCCGCATGATTTCCTTTTCAGTTGGCATGTAACGTTCTTTGTAGGTTGCCTCAATGTCGTCGAAATTATGTTTAGCAACCTCATGCATTTTGAGGTATGTATCAAAATCCTCTTTTCTGCCTCTATGACTATCTGATGTAAGGATACACTTTATACCCAATCTATCTGCCAGACCAATCATAGTTACATTTATTCTTTCCTGTGCTTCTGCTTCAGAAACTTTATAGGGCTGAATCTCGGCATATAAATCGTCACCAAAGATACTCTGTAACTTTTCCAAATATTTTCTTGCCTGTTTTACATTTCCCTTTAGAATACACTGGCTTGAATAGCTTGCAATGCATGCTGTTGTGCAAATCAGTCCTTCGTGGTACTTTTCAAGCAGTTCAAACGTCCAGATAGGATTGTAGTACTTGATTTTCTCACCTTCATACTGAAGTGTATTCAGATTTGTGTACCCTTGCTTTGTCTTAGCAAACAAGCATAAGTGGTAACCTCGTGTCTGAGGTTTATACTTCGGTAAGAAATATCCTTCGCATCCCATGATAGGCTTGATGCATTCCTCTTTACATGCATAAAAATGTCTCACCAGGCTATTTGTATTACCGTGATTTGAAATGCCCAGAGCCGTATAACCAAGCTTTTTAGCAAGAGCCGCCAATTCCTCAGGTTTACCAAAACCATCAAATGTTGAACACTCATCGTGTCTGTGCAAGTCTACCATTTGCAATTCTCCTTTTCTTACATATCATCAATATCTGACGATTGGCTTGAGTAGGGGACAAACAAGCAATTGTTGCTCTTACATAACTTTCAGGAAATGCACCTCTGAGTTTTGAAGCAATCATACTCAAATTAACATCAGTTTCTAAAAGCTTATTATATTCTCGTTCTTCAAGGCTCCAACCAATCTCCTTATTGATTTTGAATTCCTTGTTTATTATACCATAAATCTCAGAATTTGTAAACTCTTCTTTATGGTCAGTTGGCCACACTCTATCTTCATACATTCCTTCGTATGGAGGAGTAGGAGTCGTGAACAACAACATCCCTTCTGGCACCAACCAGCTTGCAATTCGTTCAAACATTGTCGATGCAAATTCTTTGTCGAGGTGCTCAATAACTTCCATGAACACAACAGCATTAAACGGACCAAGCGTATTACACAATAAGTGACATCTTATAGACGTAAT